CGTCCGTTCCGGCCGCGCCATCCCGCGCGGCCGCGACCACCTGCTGTTGGTGCTGCTCGGTGAGCACCCGCTCGCCGCGCTGCAGGATCGCCGGGAACTCGTCGCCGCCCAACCCCGAGTGGAAGCGCGGCGCGCTGTCGAACAGCGACGCCGGGACCTCGCGCGTCGGGTGCGACGCGTGGTCCCCGACCACGCCGCCCTCGTGGAACATCGGCGCCATGGCCATGATGCTGTCGATCACATCGGCGCTGCCCGCGGCCGCAGCGCCGGCGGCCGCCGCACTGGCCGCGTCCGTTGCCGCGACCGAGCCCGCGTCCGATGCCGCACCAATCGCCGCCGACGCGGCGTCCGCGCTCGCACCCGCGCCGGCATCTGCAACGGGTGCCATCGTCGCCGATGCGGCGTCCGCGCCCGGGGCGACGACGGGAGCCATCTCTACCGCCGGCGCCGCAGTCTGCGTGAGGTCGACGCCGGGCGCGGCCGGTCCCTCGAGCGTCGTGGATCCCGCTTGCGCGGCCATGTCACTCGGCGATTCCTGCGGCACCGAGGGGGCGCCCCCACCCATGTGCCCCGCCGCCATCTGCAGGAACGGCGTGATGGCGGTGATCGCGCTCGCGATCGGCGACGTCTGGTTCTGGCTCGGCGCCGGCGGCCGGATTCCCTCGACATGCACGTCCCCGCCGACCGACGAGGTCGACGACCCCGCGAGCGACGTGACGGACCCGAACGCCGCATCCGCCGGCGTCGGCTGGCCGCCGTCGCTCCGCTGCTCCTGCTGGCGCTTGTGCTCGTCGTCTAAGATCCGCTGGATGCGGGAGTTCTCGCCGCCGGTGAGCGGCGAGACGGGCGGCGCGCTCGGTGTCTGCGTTGCGCCCGGCTCACCCGTGAGCGCGGTGGCGGCACTCGCGGCGATCGCCGCGTCGCGCGCGGCCGTCGGCGCAACGGGTGGCGCATTGGCCTCGGCGCTCGGGGCGACCTGCCCGAACGCCGCGGCGTACGGGACCGCCGGCATCGGGCCGGTGTCGGCCGACGGCGCCGGGGCGCTGGCCATCGCGGTGCGCGCGACCGCGGCCTCGGTGGCATCGCTCGAGTGTTGCGGCACGGGCGGTCCGTCCGCGCTCGCGGCCGGCATCGTGAAGTCCGGCGAGACGACACCGCCCGCTAGGCCCGACACACGAGGGCCACCACCCACCTGCATTCCCGACTGCGCGCCGAACGGCACGACCAAGTGGCCACCCTCGGCCGCGCGCACCGTGGCATCTGCGGGCCGCGCGGGGTCACCCTTGTGCTGGGCGTGGATCCACGCCACGCGCCGCCGTTCCTCCTCGGCGGCTGCGATCGCCGCAGCGGCATGGTGGGGCGCCCGGAACGCTGGGCGACCGCTTGGTCCGCCGTAGTCCTGGACGAGTGGCGTGTTGCCGCCGGCCATGCGATCGATGTACGACTGCGCGTCCCGCTGTTCGGCCTCGGCCGGTGTCGCGTTGAGATGGGTGGTCACGCCACGCACCACATCGTCCTGACTCAGTTGCGTGGCGCGGCCGGCCGGCGTGGTCGTCCCGACGTCGCGCACCGCGCGGTCGCTCGGGACGAAGGTATCAACGTCCGCTTCGGTCTTGGCACTCAGTGGGCCAAGCCGCGCGCCCAATCCCCCGCGGTCGGCGGCCGTCTCCGCGGCGGTCGGCTTGGCGAAGCCGCCCACCGACTCTGGGATGGCTTCTTCGCCGGCCACTTGCGCCTTGTACGCCGCGTCGCGGATGTCCTCCGTCTGCTTGGCGGTGAAGGTGTCCGGGGCGTGCGGAAAGAAATGCTCGGCGATCGAGCCCGCGACGCTGTGGACGGTCGAGCCCCCCTTCCCGTCGGGCGTCAACTTCGCCTCGAGCATCTGGGCCGACATATGCGTCATCGTCTTCGACCAGTCCTCCAGGATCGCACGGCAGAACTCGCCGAACGATTTGACCTTGCCGTCGATCGCGGCCTGGAACGTCTTATCGAACGACTCGCCGATCTCCTTGTCGGTCTTCTCCCAGAGTTTGGCGTCGGCCTGTGCCGCCTCCTCCTCCCGCTTGGTGTCGTCCTGGCGCGCGACGTCGAGTTCTTTGTAGAACGCGACCCGCGCCTCGCCGCCGGCGATCTCTTGCAACGCCGCAGGATCGCCGCCGGCCGCGCGCACCGCCTCCTCATGTCCGGCCGGCAGCCCCTTGTCGCCGGCCTTGAGTGCGTCGGCCTCCTCATGGAGCCGCTGGACGTATTCCTGAACGCGCTGCGCCGCCTCGGCTTTCTTCCGCGCGAGTTCTTCCGTGGCGTGCAGGTTCTCTTTGAGCGCGCCCGTGCTCAGGACCAACTGGCGCGCCTCCTCCGCCATGTACTCAGGCAGGTGCGCGTCGAGCACCTTGTCGTAGGCTTTTTGCGCCTCGGCCGCGACCGGATCCGTGGGGTGGTTTTTGACCGCGAGGTTTTCCTCCTCGAGCGAGCTCAGATACTCGAGGCCCTCGTTCTCTTTTTTCCGACGCTCGGCATCCGCTTTCTGTTGTTCGGCGAGCTGTCGCGCCGCCTCGAGGGCGTCGCGCTCTTTCTTCGCCCGCTTGTCGGCCGCGTCCTCCGCGGCGACATCCGCGACGTGCGTCGCGTTCGCGGCCCTCGCCAACTGCTGCTCAATGTCGAGGACTTCCCGGAGGACCGTGATCCGGTGCGCTTGGTCCGGGTCGGTGAGCTGGCCGCCGTTGTCCGCCTGCTTTTTCTCCTCGAACGCCAGCAACTCCTCGACATGGTTCTGCGGGTGATCGAGCGACGCCATGCCGACGCTCTCCGCGTGCCGCGCGATCGCGTCGAGTTCGTCCGCCATGCCGCCCAGGTGCGCCTTGAGCGCGTCCGCCGGGGAGAGCGACGAGAGACCCTTCAACGCTTCCGTGAGCACCCAGATACCACGCGTGACGAGCGCGTCGTCCGCGTGTGAGTCGAGCATGTTCTTCCACGCGACCGCCATGTCGTGCAGTTCCCCGACGAGCCCGGCGTCGTGCGCGGCCTCCGCGATCGCCTTCAGGTGCGCCTCAACTGCGGCCAGTACGGCTACCTGCGCACCCTCGAGGTCCCCGGATTTTTGGAGCACCTTGATGCGCTCCGTCTCCATCTCGGTGAACGCCACACCGGCGCGGCGCAACCGCGTAAGCCCCACCTCCGGATTCTCCAACGCGAACCCCAGGCCCCTGGCTCCCGCCTCGGCACTTCCCATCTGCTGGCCCAGTTCGAGCGCATCGTGCTCCGCGCGCTTGAATACGTCGCCGTGGACCGACGTAAACGTCATCAGCTCGGCGACCGCCTGTTCGATATCTTCCGCTTTGAAGAGAGTCTTGGTCTCCATCGTGTCGGCGAATTCTTTGACCTGATGGGCCGTCACGCCGGAGGCATCGCCGGTCGCCGTAATCATCGCGTTGAGTCGCGCGCCTGCCTGCTCCGCGTCCTCTATTGCGCCGACCCAGTCGTGGAAGACTTCGACCGCGCCGTGGATCACCGCATCGACGGTCGCGAACTTGGCCACCGAGTTGGCGAGCTGCCCGACCAACGCCGACGTCCCGTCCGCCGCCACCGCGCTCGCCGCGCCGTGCTCGACCAGCGACTCGGCGGCGGTCGCGGCGGCGGCGCCGCCAGCGGTGATCTCGGTTGCCATCGCGGCGGACTGCTCACCCGCTGCCGACATGCCGGTCGCGACCGCGTCCAGTGCTTCGACGCCGCCCGCGTTCAGCGATGCCGCCGCCCCTTGGGTCTCGCTCATCCCTGCCGCGATGTCTGTCAGCGCCGCGCGACCCGCCTTCCCCATCCCGGCAGCGACCGCGTCGAGTTGCCCGACCGATGCCGCGGTCGCGGCCCCGGCCTTGCCAAGCGCGGCGGTCGCGAGACTGGCGGCGTCCATCCCGCCGGCCAACGCCCCGGCCGCGACGCCGCCCGCGTCCGCCATCCCGGTCGCGACCTCATCCATCGAGTCGCCGACCGTCGCTTCCATCGCGGTCGCGGCCTCACCGGCGGCTTCCATCCCCGCCACGACCCCGCCGAAGGCATCGCCCGAGAGCGCCGACTCAGCGCCTTGGCTGGCGGTGCCGAGTGCGCCCTGGATGGATTGCGCGGCGGCCGCGGTGTCTTTGAGCCCGGTCGCCAACTCCTCGCGCGCGACGCGCGCGGTGTTCGACATCCCGGACGACACGCCATCGAGCGTGGACCGGAGGCCGGCCAACGCTTGGGCGGCGCTCGCGCTGTCGGTGCCGAGCGAGCCGATGGACTGGCTGCCGGCCTGCACCTCCGACATGGCGGTCCGCGCGGACGACGAGAGTTCCGACAGCGCACGCTTCGACTCGTCGACGGCCTGACGGACGCCGACGTAGTCGATCGTGATGCGCGCAATCGGATATTCCGCCCCGCTCCCTGCCATCCGATTACTCCTGCATCACTGGACGCGTTACTGGAAGGCCCGTTCGTCTGCTAGGATCGCGTAGTAGGCGCCCCAGAGCACGCGCTCGACGTAGAGCATCCCGCCCGGGACGCCGTACACTTCACCGAGCGTGCGCTTATGCTCCGCCGCCCAGCTTAGGAGCCAGCGGAGCTGGGGGTTTTCCCCAGTTCGTCCTTGGCCTCGCTGTGCGTCACGGTGCCGACGGTATACATGAACGTGAGCAACTCCCGGACATCGCCCGCGCGCGCGTTGGACTTGATGACCGCCGCATCGCTGGGCGCGAACGCCAGCGTCCCGTCCTCGTGCCGCGCTTTGCTCACCAAGAGGGCGAGCTCGAAGTCGTAGCCCTTGATGTCCTTGTCGCCGCTCAGCGTCCGGATCACATCGTTGTCGGCCAGCGTTTGCGGCGTGAAGTAGAGCACGAGCGGCGTCCCATCCGGTTGCAGCCACGGCGTGACGTAGGGCTGCGGTTTCATCGCGAACGCGTTGACGATCACGCTGATCGCCGACGGCTTCCCGCTCGCCGCCCGGTCGGCCGCCGCTTTGTCGAACGTCTGTCCCTCTGCCATGTTGGTGCGTCTCCTCAGAAATGATCGGTGCGTCGGTGAGTTGCCCTGCGTGTTCTCCTGCCTACGTCCACAACAGCGAGAGCTGTCCCGTGCCGGTGAACGCGACCTTGACGTCGAGGATCGCGCCGATCTGGTTCTTGAGCGCGGCGCTCTTGAACTCCGCCGCACCGACTGCCGCCTTGAACGTGGTCGCGCCCTGCCCGACGCCCAGCACGATCGTGCCGAGGATGCCGCCCGGGGTCGCGCCGCTCAGTCGATTGAACACCGCGGCTTGCGCTGGGAGGCTGTAGTCGAGTCGCATCGCGAGACTGCCGCTCCAGGACGCGATCTCGGTGACGCTCGAGCGCCACTTGTCACCCAGCGACGTGGTCTCCAAATCCTTGATCTGGATGTCCAGGTCCCATCCGGTCGCCTGTGGGAGCGCGTTGCTCGCGAACGTCATCACGGCGCCCGTGAGCGTCCCGCCCGTCGCGATCGCTGGCGTGAACGTCACGCCCGCAATGGCATTGGTCGCGGCGACGACGGGCACCGGACTGGTGACCGTGTGGACCGGTGACCCGGTCTCGCCGGCAATCGTGAAGGTGTCGCCGGCGGCCACGACGCCGAGCAGCACGCCGCTCGCCACGTCGATGTTGAGTGTGACGGCGCCGGCGGTGAGGGCACCGTTGACCGTGGGGGCGCCCACCAGCGCGCCGCCCACGGCAATGAATCCGTCAATCCCGCGGAAGAAGGCCATGGCCTAAGCGCCTTTATGCCCAGGTGATGTCGAGTTCCCCGGTCCCCTGGAACGTGAACTTGACCATATCGACGCCACCGACCTTGACGCCCGTCTGGATCTGCTTGACGTTGACGGTGCCGGCGAAGTAGCTGACCGGGCTCCCGCTCGTCGATGCGGCGACGAACTTGATGGCGATCCCCGCGCCGCCCGGCGTCGCGCCGGTGCTGGCGGCCAGGAGCGCGGCCTGCGCGGCCTGACCGGAGCTGCCATCGAGATAGCACTCGAGGCTCCCGTTCCACGACCCGATCTCGGTGACCGAGGTCGCCCATGCCTGGCCCACGGCCGAGGTGTCGAGGTTCTTGATGTCGATGTTCAGCTCCCACGCCTTGAGCTGACCCAGCACATTGGTCGCGACCATGAGCGACCCGTCAATCCCGCGGAAAAACGCCATCCTCCACCCCTCCCCGAAGGTGGCCCTGTGGGGCCACCCAATGGACCGTTGAGTCCATCACCAAACGCACGCGCGCCGCGCGCGTGATCGCCCGTGCCGGGGCGATGTGATGGTTGCACTATATGGCGTCGATCCCGCTAAATGCTATGGGGCGTCGGGTCCTACAGGGCCGGTGCGCGGCCCGTGGGGAATGCGCTGCGTCGGTGGCGCTTAGACGGCCGTTTCCGCGTAGCCGATAAAGGAGAGCGCGTGCTGCGCCCATCCCTCGGCGCTCGGGACCGGCACAGGGCCGGTGGGCGCTCCGTAGCGCACCGCGCCGATTTGTTGCCGCGCGAACGCGTCGGTGAGCGCGTCGCAGATGTCGAGTGCAGTGCCCGCGCCGACCCCGGCCACGGTATACACGTTGATTTTGACCACGACCGGCGACTCATCGAAGCCGAACCCCGTCCCCGCCACGCCCATCGTCATCATCTCCGCCTTGCCGAACAGGACGTGGATGTCGATGTAGGGGACCTGCGGGTTGGGCGGCGTGAACGGCACATTGGGCCGGGCGATCAATGCCGGATCGTTGCCGAGCCCGACCCACGCGGCCTTGGCGGCGAGTTGTGCGGCGCCGATGATCGCTTTCCGCGCGCTCAGGCTCATCGAACGAGACTCACGTCGAGTGTCGCCGCGGCGTGCTCGACGATCCCCGGGAACTCGGCCGCGGTCAGGAGGATCATCCCCTCCGGCGCCTGCCGGCTGTGCCCGTGCTCCAGCGACCAGATATAGGGGAGCCCGTTCGTGATGTTGACGCTGTCGCCGGGCCGGAGCCCCTCGAGCGCCTCGGCGGCCTTGGCCGGTGGCTCGCTCGCGTCGGGGTCGAACTCGTTGACGTCCACCCGATCGTCGATCTCGTTCCGCGCGATCCGCCAGTTGCCGCGCGCGCGGCCCGTGTCGACCGGCGTCCGCTCGACCACGCGCTCGAACACCTCCGTGGCGATCGCGCGCTGCATGGCGACGATCTCGTGGAAGGCGCTGCCGCCCTCGTCTAAGAGCGACGACAGATCGCGGCCGGCCTCGAGCGCGATCATCTTAAATGGAACCCCGGATATGGTAGAGGAGCGTGATGATCTGCGCCCCGGCCTTGACCGCCCAGCGACGGACGACCTCTTGGTTCGTCCCCTCGACCACGATCCGCGCACTCGGGTCGGGCAATACCCCGGCGAACTGGCCGCCGTCGATCGACACTTCCCGGTCGCCGAGCGCGATCAACCCATCGGCGCCGCCGACCTCGTTCACGCTGTAGCTGCGGATGATCCCCGTGACCGCGATCGTCGCGGTCGCGATCGTGTTGAGCTGCGTGGTGTCGTCGTACGACGCGCTCGTCGGGATCACGACGGCGCACGCCTCGCCGCGACGGCCATAGGCGCCGAGCAACGAGTTGCCGTAGGTCATATCGTGGTCACGTCGTGTACCCTTTCGCCGGGTCCTCGTACGATTCGAGGATATCCCGCACGGTGGGGATCTTGCTCAGGTCCTTGTCGCTGAGCGACGTGCGGACGCCGCCGCCCGACTCGCCGGTGATCCCGCCCGACGCGTTCCACAGGAATTGCGCGATCTCGAGCGTGACGCCGTGGAGATCGTCCGGCACATCGAGTCCCGCGGCATAGACCACGCTGATCAGATAGCGGTGCGTGTCCGGGAACCGCCGATCGTAGCGGCTCGGGACCTCGCCGTAGAAGCCGAACTCCCAGTGGAGCCCGTCCGTCCGGTAGAGAATCCCCTGGCGCTTATCGCAGGAGATGATCGTGTCGTCGGTGAGCTCGACGGACCAACTGCCGATCGTCACGGAGACCAGGTTCGTCACCGGATAGCGACGAAGCGTGAGCGACCGGGTGCCGGTGCCCTGGTAGGTCTCGGTCAGTGTCTCGACGCCCCACGCGCGGCCGGTCCG